GGAATTGAGCATTCTCAAGTTTTTGACGGTTGAGCAGCTTGCTTTGGCATCTGATGGCCAGTTGCAGCGCATCGGCATGGGTGGCGTCGGCTTGCGTGAGCGAGCGCGCCAATACTTGAACCGCAAGAACCGTGTTGAGAGCAACGCGGAGCTTGAAGATACCAAGCGCCAGTTGGCTGAATTGCAGGCGCAGATGGCGTCCCTGGTGGCGGATAAGCCGAAAAGAGGGCGCCCGCCGAAAGAATTAACGGAGGCATAGTATGGGCAGCACGATGGTTCAACTCATCACCGAGTGTACGCAAGAACTCGGTATCCCGACCCCCTCCACGGTCGCGGGCAACAACAGCCAGGACGTTGTGCAGTTGTTGGCCCTGATGAACGCCTGCGGGTATGAGTTGCTCCGTCGTGCTGATTGGCGAGAGCTGACGCGCCCTTACACCTTTTACACCGAAGCGACGACCGCGACGGGAAATTGGGTCAACGGTGTCGCTACGATCACCGGGCTTGCCTCTACGGCGGGGTTAGATACGACCTATCAGGTGCAAGGGGTCGGCATTCCTAACGCCACTTACATCACCTCTGTCGGTGCTACGAGCGTCACGCTGAACTACCAGACGACCGAGACGGTTGTTGGCGGCCAAGTCATCTTTCAAAAGGTGAAGTACGCGCTGCCGGCAGATTACAGCTCGTCGGTCAACCGCACCCATTGGGATAAAAGCAAGCGATGGGAGATGCTCGGCCCCGAGTCGCCACAGCAATGGCAATGGCTGCTCTCGGGATATATCAGCACCGGCCCGCGCATTCGCTGGCGCCTGCTCGGTCAGTACTTCCAGATTTGGCCAGGCATGAACGGCGGTGAGCTGCTCGGCTTTGAGTATCGCAGTAGAGCCTGGGCATACGCGCCTGACGGCACCCCGCAAAACAGCCTCACGAACGACAACGATACTTGTATCTACCCCGATCGCCTGATGGTATTGGGTACAAAGCTCAAGTATTTTGAGGCCAAGGGTTTTGATACCACGGCGCTGTACCGCGATTATCTGATGGAGTTTGAGACGGCTGTGGCGCAAGACACCGCTGCCGCCAACCTCTCGTTTGCCCCGCGACCGGGTACGGTGTTGATCGGCTACGACAACATCCCCGATAGCGGTTACGGCACGGACAGCCAATAATGGCGTCTCCCGTTCGCAGACGGCTAATCCAGCGCACCACCAACAACGTGGCGTCATTACCGGCGCCTGTCGGTGGCTGGAACGCCCGCGACTCGCTCGCCAACATGGCGCCGACCGATGCGGTAACGCTTGATAACCTATTTCCAGGCGTTTCTAGCGTGTCGCTGCGCGGTGGCTATGCAAAACACGCCACCGGCATGACGGGCCAGGTAGAAAGCCTGCTCGTTTATAACGCCGGCACAAACGATAAAATGTATGCCGTCGTTGGCGGCAATATTTTTGAGGTCACCACGGCGGGAGCGGTAGGCGCGGCCAAGGTTACGGGCCTGTCGAATAGCCGCTGGGAATTTACCAACATCACAACGTCGGGCGGCGGATATTTGTATACCGCCAACGGTGTTGACAAGCCGCTGCTGTTTGACGGCGCTACTTGGACGCCGATTGACGGCGCATCCACGCCAGCCATCACAGGCGTGACCACGACGAGTTTGATACAGCCGACGCTGTTCAAAAACCGTATGTGGTTCATCCAAAAGGACACGCTCAAGGCGTGGTATTTGCCAACCGCCTCGGTAGGCGGTGTGGCGAACGTCCTTGATCTGTCATCGGTTGCACACTTGGGTGGAACGCTTATTGCGATGGCGTCATGGACGATTGACGCAGGTTATGGCGTTGACGACAACCTCGTTTTCATCACCGATCAGGGCGAGGTGATTGTTTATCGCGGCACCGATCCCTCAAGCGCCTCTACCTGGGCGTTGATTGGTGTTTGGATCATTGGCTCTCCTATTTCTCGCCGTTGTGTGCAGAAATATGGCGGCGATTTGCTGATTTTGACGCTTGACGGTTTGATTCCGTTTGCATCGGCGCTGCAATCTTCGCGGTTAGACCCGCAAGTGGCGCTATCAGACAAGATCCAAGGCGCATTTGCAGCCGCGGCACGAACGTACAAGTCCAGTTTTGGTTGGGCATTGCTATACAACCCGCTGAATAACGCCCTCATTGTCAATGTGCCGGTTAGCACGGGCAACCAAGAGCAATTTGTGATGAACAACATCACAAAAGCCTGGTGTCGATTTACGGGATGGGCGGCAAACTGCTTTGCATTGCTCAACGATAAACCGTATTTCGGCGGTAACGGCTATGTTGCCGAGGCTTGGACGACAGGAACTGGCACAACCGGCTTCAATGATGATGGAGTGGCCATCAACACCCGCGCGTTGCAGGCGTTTAATTACTTTGAGACGCGAGGCGTCATCAAGTATTTCACCCGCGCTCGCCCGACGCTATATAGCAACGGTCAGCCGACCATCAACATCGGCATGAACGTGGATTTCCAGACCAACGCCGACCTTGGCGCGCTGTCGTTCGTGGCAACGCAATACGGTCTATGGGATGTCGGGCTGTGGAATCAGTCGGTGTGGGGTGCTGACCTGATCATTACAAACAATTTCGTAGGTATCCAAGGCATCGGTTACTGCGGCGGATTGGTTTTCAACAGCGCCAGCAAGAACGTCTCCTTGGAATGGGCATCAACGGACATCGTTTATCAACTCGGATGGGCTGGCGCATCGTAAACGGCCCTCATGTGGGCCATTGGGTCATGTCGCGCACGGACGGCGGCTATCACGCCGACCGTTCTGTCGCCATTGGCCTTGAGAAAGACGGTGAGCTGGTCGCCGGTACGGTTTATGAGATGTGGAACGGCAGATCGGTCGTTTGTCACATCACTTGGGATCAGATTACCCCGGCATACCTCGCCGCGGTATATGACTATCCCTATAACGTCGCAAATGTTGATAAGATCATAGGGCCAATCAGCAGCAAGCATACCCGCGCGCTCAAATTGGTCACGAAAATGGGGTTTTCAGAGGAAGCGCGGATTAAAAACGCCGCACCCGATGGAGACATTGTTTTTATGACGCAGACACCAGACAAGTGTCGCTATTTGGAGCCTCGGTATGGGCAAAAAATCACCGGCGCCACCGCCAGCACCTGATTACGCCGCGTTAGCGCGGCAGCAAGGAGCCGAAAACTTGGCAGCAGCCAAGCAGACGGCCTATATGTCTAATCCCAACATCTACGGCCCTACCGGGTCGCAGACGGTGACTTGGCAAAAAACGCCGACAGTAGACAAAGACGCCTACAACAAGGCGATGGAAGCCTACCAGCAGCGGCTGTTCTCTAATCCCGAAATGGCAGGTGAAGCGCCGGACGAAGCAGCGTTTACCACGTTTATTGAGCAGCCGACCATTACGCAAAAACTGACCGATCTAGGTCAGATGGCGTTTGAGCAAGAGCAAGCTGCTGATTACTGGTTAAATTTAGCAGCTAAAAACGCTGCGTATGGCATTAAAGATCTATCGGTTGCGAGGCCATTTGATACGGGCAGCTTGCCCAACATTGATTACACCATTGGCTATGCAGGGCCGCAGCAACGTGAGCTTGCACCGCCGTCTGAATCCGTTGGATATATTCAACCAGGTGAGGCTACTGGCGGCATTGCAGGCGCACCGACAGCCGCTTACGCGCCGACCGGCCAATACGGCATGGAGGCATTGCCGGGGCAAGTTGGGCCGGGGCAAATGGCGCAAGCCAATGTTGCCGTGCAGGGCGCGCAGTTGCCTGCACAGGCCGAGATGTATGGCTTGGCGCGTGGTGGCCCTGCCGCACCGCAGTTGCAGGGCGCAGACCTTTCGGGTGTAAACCAAGTTTCGCAATTACCGTTTTTTGCCGGAATGTTTGGTCTAGCCGGTGCAGGCCCGCAAGGGTTGAATCTGCAAGGGCTTGACCTGTCAGGTTTAGGCGGTGTGGCCGGTGGCCCGCAACAAGGCCAGTTTGGCTACGCGCAGCAGTTTGTCCAAGGGCCAGAACTGCAACGCGAAATTGACATCGGCAACCTGCCGCAAGGGCCGGTCAACGCGGGCATGACGGCGCAGCAAGCGATCCTGTCCCGCCTGTCGCCGCAGCTGCAAGGTGAGCGCCAATCGCTGCAAACGCAACTCATCAACCAAGGTCTGCGACCGGGTGGCGAGGCATATAACTCTGCAATGCAAGCGCAAATGCAGAAGGAAAACGACCTTCTGTTGCAAGCTGCCGCGCAGGGCATCAGCCTTGACCAAGCAGCGCGTCAGCAAGCGTTTAACGAACAGCAATCTCGCGCAATGTTTGCCAACCAATCCGCCCTCTCGGGCTTTGGTGCTGGCATGGAGCAGGCCGGTTTGTATAACACCGGGCTGGGGCAAAACCTCCAGCAATCGCTTGCCACGCAAGCCGCGCAAAACCAAGCTCAACAGCAGGCATTCCAGCAGCGTCTGCAAGCGGGTGAGTTTGGCCGCGAGGCGCAACTAGCGTCGTTTGGCACCCAACAGCAAGCGCAGCAGGCTGCTAATCAGGCCATTGGTCAGAACTTTGACCAAGCCCTTGCGGCACAGCAGGCGCAAAATCAGGCGCAACAACAGGCATATCAGCAAGCACTCGGCACAGGTCAATTCAACCGAGAAGCGTTGATGGCGCAGTTTGGCATGGGCCAGCAGGCTCAAGAACTGCAAAACCAAGCCATCGCGCAAAACTACGAACGACAACTCGCCGCAAACCAAGCGACCAACCAAGCGTTGCAGCAGGTTTTTGGTCAAGGCGTCAACGTGCAGGAATTGCAGAACGCTGCCGCAGGGCAGAACTTCCAGCAACAACTTGCCGCACAACAAGCCAACCTTGCCCGTCAGGCTCAACAGGTCGGTCAGTCGCAAGAAGCCGCGCAGTTCTACAACCAAGCGCAGCAACAAGCGATGCAGCAAGAGCTGGCGCGTCAGGCAGCACAAAACCAAGCGCAAGCGCAACGATTCAATCAACTTATGGCGCAACAAGAGCAGCGTAATGCCGCCATTGGCCAAGGGTTTGACATTGGAGCGCAACGGGCTGCATTCCAGAACGCCGCACAACAACAAGCATTCCAGCAAGGCATCGCGCAGCAGCAGTTCCGCAATACGGCCATCCAACAAGCTCTCGCGCAACAGGCAGCGATACGCTCAATGCCGATCAACGAGATCAGCGCCTTGTTGTCAGGTGGTCAGGTGGCTCTGCCGCAATTCCAAGGCTACCAAGGCGTTACCGTCGCTCCTGCGCCGATCTTCCAGGGCGGCCAGGCGCAAGACGCAGCAGCAATGCAGCGTTATGGCATCGCGGCAAACCAAGCGGCATCTAACGCAGGCGGTTTGTTCAACCTGGCAGGTTCGCTTGGCAGCGCAGCCATCATGGCCTCCGATCGCCGCTTGAAGTCCAACATCGTGCGTTTAGGTACGCACCCGCTTGGCATCGGAATCTACGCCTACGACATTTTTGGCGAGCGTCAGCTTGGTGTGATGGCCGATGAAGTGGAACAAGTCAAGCCGGAGGCGGTATTGACGCACTCGAGCGGTTACAAGATGGTCAACTACGGGGCGCTCTAATATGCCGTACTTCAAAACGTACAAAGATCGCACCGACGCACAGAAACTCGCGCAGATGTTGGCGATGCAGGAAGCCAACCAGGCGGTCAACACCGATTACGCAGCGATTCCATCTATGTCGCAATCGTATGCGTCGGTTGATCCGCAGGATCTGCTGAAAATGCGCGAGATGATGAACCGACAAATGGCAAAAGGCGCGCAAAACGTCGGAAAACGCACATATAGCACTACCACGCCATTCAACACAGGCGGTTTAGCATGAACGGATATTCACCCGATCGCAGGCCGCAACAGCTTGCACAAATGTTGGCAGCGCAGGAACGCAATACGTCCCTCGGCGCGCCGCCGGGGCAGCGTGATATGGCCATGCGCCAAGTGCCTGGCCTGGCTTTCTCGCAGCCGACGCCTAACGCAGCGCCAGGTGTGCCGCCGCAGGCGATGAACTTTAACGGCCCTATGACGTCACCGCAGCCGGGTATGCCTACCGGGCGCCCGCAGATGGGTATGAGCAGGCCGCAAATGGGTATGCCTCGAGCGGGCGGCATGATGGGGCGTTCGCCGCAGGTAGGCGGCATGGGATCTCGACCGCGTATGCCCTCGTCGCCGGGTTTGACGACCCCGCAGGGAGGCGGCTACCGAGGAGATTTTGACTATGGCCAAGATTAGTCCTGTATTTCGCGCTCCGTCGCCGTATGAGGAGGAGATGCTGCGGGCGCAGCGTCAGCAGCAACTAGCCGAAGTCCTCCGCCAACAGGCTTTTATGCAGGAGCCGGAGTCGCCCACCTACCAAGGGTTTCGTGCGATGCCGACGCCGACGAACGCCCTGGCCCGCATCCTGTCGGCCTATACGTCCAAAAAAGTTGGCGAGAAGGCAGAGGAAGCCGAGCGCAAAGCCCGCGAAGCTGATGTGGCGGAGTTTGAGTCGCTGCGCCGCGATCTTGGCCCGCAGACCCAAGTCACCGGCCCCGATATGTTCGGCGATCCGATGGAGATGGCTGGCAAATACACGCCGCCTGTCACCCAGACGGTGATGCCGACGTTCCAAGAGCAAGAGACGCGGTTGATGGAAGCCATGTCGAGCGGCAGCCCTCGAGCGCAGCGTTACGCGCAGCTCATGCTGTCGCGTCAGCCGAACGTCAGCATTGAGGCGTTAATGGAAGCCTCGCCAGAAACCCGCGAGCGATATCAAAAGACTCGAGATCCGTTCGTCTTGGCCAAGCCGCCAAAGGCCGGGGATCTGCCGAGCGACGTTGAAACGTATCAATACTATGTCGCCGATCAGCAGCGATTGAATAAGCCGGCCAAGTCGTTTGAGGAATGGCGACTGACCAAGCCGCCTAGCACCGTTGTGCAGAATTTGCTGCCAGGCGAAAAGACAACGAATGCTTACACAACCGCATTAAGTTCAAAATTAGCGGATCAAGATGCCTCGGATTTGGCAGCGGGAGAGCAGGCGCTTCCACAAATTGAAACGTCATATCGAATTCGTGATTTGTTGAAGCAAAACCCCATTACTGGCAGCGGTGCAGCGCCTCGATTAGCCTTTGAGAAGGGCTTGGAAACGATGGGCTTTAGCAAGGGCAACAGAGCCAGCATCACCGAAAACTTGATGTCAGAACTTGCAAAGA